AATTAAAAGGGGTACGGAAATAAGTTATTCCTGTACCCCTTTTTTGGTTTCGCCTTACTTTTCTCGTTTAGAAGCGAGATCTTGCGCGTATTCTCGTATCTTAGGTACATCCTCTGGATGCGCCCATACGCGGGTCTGTTTTAGCCCTTTAGACTTGAGCCGGTCAATGTACGCAGATTGGCGAAGAGCCATTGCTGGGTCGTAGTTGTTTTTAGCTGTCATTTCAACTTTTCTTCAGCGTTTCTTCGTTCCATCTCTGCTTCAAAGAAAAGGGCATCGTATGTTGAGCGCGGCCCTAACCCTATTTTCACATCTGTATCGTGATAATACTTATGAGCGCAGTTCCGGTATAAATTACTTATTACCTGGCACATTTCATCTTCTGTTTCGCTGTTTAAAGCTTCTTCCAGTCTTTCATGAATGTACATTGTGTCTATGCTTGATTTACTCATGCTTCACCCTCCCGTTTATTCCATGCTTCTCGCGCTTTGTGTTCTGTTTCAAAGTGTTCAGAACAAGCAAAGCAACTATTACAAACAACACAATTGCCTCCGCTCTCGCCAATTCCGAAATCAGACCAACCGCCGCAGAATGGGCAAGCCTTCAAGCTTTCTTCGTGGTTCTTGTTCGTTGGTGTTTTCATGTTCGGTTCTCAACAGTCAGCGATTTAAGTTGTCTGTCTGCCCTGTTTTTAATTCGCAGGGAGTCGGGTAAGTTGGTTGGCTCATTTGCAATATAGGCTGACGCCACATCATTCAGCGCTAGAAATTCATCTTCAGTTAACGAAGCCTTGTAGTCTCGCAACAGAAGTATTGCCTCGTTATAATCTAACTTGGTAACTTTGCTCATGTTAACTCCCCGCGCACTTTGTAAAATCAAGGCTGTCGATGTAGTCCTCATATTCAGACATTGACATACCTTGGTGTAGGCTTCGTAGTTCCTGCCTGCTAGTACGGATACGCTGGTCATTGTTTTTGTCGTAGTTGATTGTGTTACCAACTACCCAAGCGTCACGCTCGACATCATCCCAAAACATATACGCTTGGCCTGCAATGCTTCGATTGCCTGTATGTTTGTTTGGCTCACCTGTGGTGGTGTTTCTTCCGTCTTTAAACTCGAATGCAAATAAATGATTAATCATTCGTCACCTCCAAAAATGTGGACGTTATTTTCAATAAACTTATTCAGCGCAATTTCAACGTCAGTATAGCCTTTAAAATCTTTAGCCTCTGCAATAGTCAAAAAGTAGCAGGTACTGAGGTCATGCTTAATAGCTTCTTTGGCTGCAACAATTTCGCTGTCAGCATCTGCGACTGGGTAGCACTGCGTTTCCCCCGACCATCCGATAACCATTACCTTTTTATCCTTCTTTAAAATGTCATTGTACTCTTCGGGTATTTCATCGCCGAAACAATCAATAGCATTTTCCATATCCCATTCTTCATAGCAAAAGTCGTGAACTTCATTTGCTTTTTGGATTAAATCCGCCTCGTTCAGCGCCCTCCAGATCATTACTCGTCCAGAGTGTGGCACTTCAACTATTATTATATCGTTCATAATCATCTACTCCCTTAGCTGTTCAGCCATTCATCATAAGATTTTAATGGTTGACCTGTAAAGTCGTTACCATCGCTATCGCCAGCGCAAGACAGATATATCTGGTACTCGCTGTCGTTGGTTCCCCTTGATTGGGTCTGCCAGTCTTCGTTGTATGTTAGTTGCATGTTGTTATCCTTGGGGCTTGCGCCCCTGTTGGTGGGTTAATATCCAATTGCGTTTAAATAGCCGTCAAGCTGCTTTTCGTCTACCTTGGTTAAATTAATAACCACTACGCCACCCAGCATGGTTATTGCGACTGTGTCGCCGTCTGCTGCAAGACTCTTTAGCTTACTGATAGATACCCGTCTATCTCCGCGTTTAGTTAGGTAGAATTTGATCTTGCAATCTTCCCCGCCAAAATGTCGGGCCTCGATTACAACGCCGTTTTCGCCTCCCTTTTCTAGTTGGGTAAAGTCAACACCGTGGGCAAAAGCGAACCGGCGCACCGTCGCGTTAGCGTCGATAATGCACTTGTCTAACATCGTAAAAGTCAGATCAATAGTTGCTGTTGGTTGGGGTAATCTTGATACATTATTCATAAGTTATCCTTGGGGCTTGCGCCCCTATTGGTGGGTTATTGGTTATTATTGTAACGGTTGCGAGTAAGGCAGTAGCTATCTACCCAAGCTAAAACTTTATAACTAGCCCCTAAATATGCGGCATGTTTTGCGAGGTCTTCAACGCTGTCATACTTTCCTTCGTCTGCGCATTCCTGCAAGACAATTGCCGCTTGTGTTTGATCGTTTAAGCGAATGGTTGCACGGGCGCAGTCTTGTAAAAAGCTGGTTGTTTCGTTTTGATACATTTTATTATCCCTTTGGTGGGTTAGATTGAGTCGTAAACTGCCTTTATGACCACGGCAGCAAACCAGATAATAAATATCCATACGCCGAGGTGGCCAGTCTTTAGAGCTTTAAATAGTTTCACTATTACTCGCCCTCGTAGTCTTTATTGATTTTATAAAACGTTTCGCCTGATTCTTTGCCAGCCTCAGAAATAAAGCCGCGCTTTATCCCCTCGGCTAGCAGTGCGTCTTCGTCTAGCTCAAAATTAAAAGCTGGCGCGAACCTTTTAAACAGGTCTTTTGATGATAAGTATTCATCCATGGGTAAAACTCCTTTAAATTAAGCCAACCACGTTGGCAAGGTGTAAGGCACTGATTACAATGCCAATAATTAGAAACGTTTCAATAGCAATTTTCATTATTTAGCCCCTTTGATAGTCTGCTAGAAATAATCATTATCTACGCAGTGTTGAAAATAGGCGGGATATTCTTTGCCCACTTGTGCGCGTGTAATTCCATAGTCTTCTAAGGCTTCTACAGTGTCGGATATATCACCCGTTATTTGTGTTTCATAATTGGCTAGTTCCCTGTGAATTATGGCCTTGATACCGTTCTCTGATATGTCCTGCTTAATACTTTCAGTGTGAATAGATTCAAGCCCCTCAAAAACTCTAGCGGCGTTACCCTTTGGAACTATCAGACCTGAACCCATAGATACATAAACAACGCCCTCTAGTTTCTTTTCGTCTAGCTGTTTTTGACCAAAGGCAAAGAAAGCCCCGTTTTCATTCCATAATTTAGTTTGTTTTGCGTTGGTGTAATCGCTTAAATAATTCATGATGTTTTCCCTTAAATTAGTTTAAAGTTGTTCTTTGTAAAAAAAGCGCTAGTGTTGCTACCATGTTTAACAGGGGTTTTTCTGTGTAGTTCGTAGCTGTCCTCATGAGTTATGACCCCATAATTTCGCATGGTATCCCCAAAAAATCGCATTGTTTCCCGTGTGAAAAAGAACCCGTTTGGATTGTTGGCTTCGTACTGATATTTTAGTTCTGAGCTAGTCATTGTTAATATTTCCTTTGGTGGGTTAGTTTTTAACAGTGTGAAAGGGTTGGGTAGTCGCGGATGCCATAGCCGTGCAGCGCGTAATACTGGCGCTCGACGTGCTTAGTTTCAGTTACGCTAAGCTCTTCGTATATTTCATCTTGTTTATAAAAAGCGGTTTCCTGCTTAGCAGCTATCTGATTTAATTTAGTATCAAATTGACCTTCGTCATTCTGGCCGTCTATATGATCCCAAAGGTTCACCAGCTCGTGGTATTTGCGGTCAAACTTGTAAAGCTTATTAACTAAGGCTTGGTTTTTTGCATACTTGGCGGTAATTATGTTTTGCATGGTTAAAATTCCTTTGGTGGGTTATAGCCCCAGATATCGCGGGGCGGTGATTTATTATATCGTAGTGGCTCTACGTTGTACAACTAAATAGATAATATAGTTAATAAACTGCCAAAGTGGCAGGGCTATTGGTCTTTAACCGTGTTCTAATCCGGTCAAATACCAAACTAACCACTTAACCCGCTCCGGCGGGTTTTGTCGTTTTAGGAGGGCCGCACAAGTGCCGCCACTAGATACCATGGGCCAACTAAACAACCACCAATGGGAGACAGCCGCGCAGGTGTTTGTTGCGACTGGGAACAAGACCGAAGCGTTTCGGCAAGCTGGATATAGTACAAAATCAACAGAGCAAGTAATAACTAGCAATGTCCAGCGACTGTTTAGGCGTGAATCTGTATTGAATAGGGTGGCCGAGCTTCAAGCAGAGCAAGCAAAGCTTCACGCTGTAACAATTGAGAGCCTAACCGCAGACCTTAGAGAAGATCGGGCGCTGGCTTACTCTGTTAAAAACCCAAGCGCAGCGGTTGCGGCTGTGATGGGCATGGCAAAGCTACACGGCTTTGATAAGCAGATTATATCTGCCGATACTATCAACCCGCCAAGCTTGATAAACATTGCAATAATTGACAGTAAAACGGCAAAGCGTCTCAATGGTTAAAGCTAACAAAATCAATAGCTTAGACCTAACATTAGCCAAACCATTTGAGCCTTTGCTCAACCCTTGCAGGTATAAGATTGTTTATGGCGGCAGGGGGTCGGGTAAATCCTACTCTATAGCGATGCTTTTGGTATTAGCTGCATATAGAGAACCACTGCGCGTCCTTTGCGCCCGTGAAATACAGAAGAGTATTACAGACTCAGTGCATCAGCTTTTGGTTGATACCATTGATAGGCTGGGCTTACTGGGCCACTTTGAAATACAAAAGACACAGATACTAGGCAAGAACGGTTCGCGGTTCTTGTTTGAGGGCTTACGGTCAAATATATCTAAAGTTAAGTCAATGGAAGGTATAGACCGCGTATGGATAGAAGAGGCCGAAAGCGTGACCAATGCGAGTTGGGACGTTCTTATACCCACTATTAGGCGTGATAAATCAGAGATTTGGATCAGTTTTAACCCATTAGATGAGATGGACGCCACTTATCAGCGCTTTGTAGTAGAGCCACCGCCCGATGCCTTTGTGGTTAAAGTTAATTATGACCAGAATCCGTGGTTTCCTGAGACGCTAGAGGCTGAAAGGTTACACCTCAAAGCTAAGAACGAAGCGCTATACAATCATATATGGCTTGGTGACTGCTACGCCAATAAGGATGGGGCTTACTTTGCAGATCACATTATTAATAAGCAGATCAGCACAATACCGGTAGATCGAGCTTTACCAGTAAACACCGCTTGGGATCTTGGCATAGCAGATGCCACAGCTATATGGCTGTTTCAAGTGCAAGGCAAGTCTGTACGGTTTGTAAGCTATTACGAATCAAGCGGAGAGGGTATACAGCATTACCTCGATGCCTTGGCAGACTATAAGCAAGAGCATGGCATTCAATGGGGCCACCACATAGCACCACACGACATACGAGTGAGAGAGTGGAGTACAGGTCAAAGCCGTCAGGAGATGGCTGCAAACCTTGGTATTAACTTCGAGATAGCACCAAGCTTGCCAATCATTGATGGCATTGAGTCAGTGCGAAGGCTATTAGGGTCTGCATGGTTCGATGAAGAGAACTGCAAAGCGGGTATTAGATCGCTGCGAAACTATCGCAAAGAGTGGGACGATAAGCGCCAAGCATACAAGACTAAACCGCTACACGACTGGACAAGCCACTGCGCAGATGCAATGAGGTATTGCGCTGTATCGGCTGA